ATCGGTCAAGACCTAGCCGAGCAAGTACTCGAGATGTACTTCCGCAATCCGTCCATCTATCCTAACTCCGGCCGCATGATATGCGAACGTTGTCCTTTCCAGGAACCTTGTCTTGAACGTCAGAGTGGCGGACATTATCAGGAGGTACTCACGAGTCAATACGAACAACTAGAACCGTACTACGTCAGGCAACGCATACTCAGGGAAGAGAGGAAAGCATGACCGCTCCGGCTATTGAGCAAGCTACGATCAGCGGTCGAGTAATCCCGCCAGGCGTACCAACAGAGTTCGCCGGCATCCCAATCGCTCCGGTGAAGGAGCTTCAGGCCTTCTGCAAGATGCTGATCTACGGTAAGCCGGGCTCAGGAAAGACCACGCTCGCCGCGAGTGCGAGTAAGGTCGCCGCAATGTGTCCTGTCATCCATCTATCAACAGACGCCGCGGAAGCGGAGACGCTGCGAGTCGTCGCACCTGAGGTCGTACGGATGCAGATCGAGAAGTTCGATCAGTTCTGGGACGTCAGGGATGCCCTCGAGGCAGAATGCAAGCGTCCGCAGGGACCGTACTTCAAGACCTGGATCATCGACACAGGCACTGAAGCACAGAAGACGTCCATGCGCGACATCATGAACACCCTGATGGTAAAGGGTCGCCCAGGAGGAGGCGAGGTTAATCCTGACGTACCATCTCAGCGTGAATGGGGTCAGAGCATCTCAGAGATGCGCAGACTGGTTCGCGGCTTTCGGGACCTGCCTGTCAATTTCATCATGTGCTGCCATGAGGCTGAGTCTCGGGATAACCGCGGAGTCAACTGGATCAAGCCTGACCTACCCGGCAAGCTCGGCAATCAGGTTGCCGGCATGTTCTCCAACGTCGTTTACCTCTACACCAAGCAGTTCACAGAACGAGAGGAAGGATCACGGACCGCAATAGTCACTGAGGAGAAGCGTCTGCTCTTGACGGGCCTGACTGAAGGCTACGTCGCTAAGAGCAGGACCGGTGAACTGCCTCGCGTCATCGAGACACCAGACATGACGTCCCTGTACCCAATGATCACGGCGGGCAACAAGACGGATGACTGATAACGGAAACGGAAACGGATTCAGTAGAACGGAGTAGGATTCTCATGGGAATCAAAGTAAACGTATCTGAGCAGGAGCAGCGCTCCGGCGACCGCGAGCCCCTCCCGGCCGGCAAGTACCACATGGCCATCACCGACGTCCAGATGTCATCGCCGGCCGACGGCGACAACGTGGGGCGTCCGATGCTAGTCTTCGAGTTCACTGTTCAGGACTCACCTGACACGCAGGTCCCCGGCCGGGAGTCGAAGGAGTTCGTGAATCGGAAGGACTTCGTAAACGCCTGTCTCTGGGAGGGCGCTCTGTACACAATCGTGGGCATCCTGAAGGCCCTCGGCGAGTACGAGAACAGCCTCGACAGCGGCGGGGACCTCGACGTCCCGACCGAGCCGGAGTTCTACCTCACCCGCGAGCTGTACGTCCGGCGCGCGGTCAACCGGAAGCAGAAGGAGCGGTTCCCCGACATCCCGGACTACTGGATCCAGGCGCAGGGGTACTCGCCCTACAAGCAGACGGCATCAACCGGCGCAACTCGGCAGCAGTCTGACTCACTTCTGCCGTAACTGAACGGACGAGGCCTCTGGCCGGCGGCGCGGTCAGGGGCCTCGTTCTTTAGGATTGACATGCAAGAGTACTTCATATCAAGGGACGAGTATATAGCACGTTGGGATGAAGCCGAACACTACCTTGACAAGGAACTGCATTGTACACCATCAGCAAGGAGTTTGCGTTCAGCGCAGCTCATGCCCTCATCGACTTGCCCGACGACCATCAGTGTTCGCGCTTCCACGGACACAACTACGTGATCAGGGTCACTCTCGGATCCAGTTCGCTAGACAGCAAGGGTTTTGTTAGAGACTACGGCGAGCTAGGGACGTTCAAGCAATGGCTTGACGACAGGCTCGACCACCGCTGGCTAGGCTTCGGCCAGCTCGGTAGGGTTCAGGGAGAGCCTGGAGAGGGTCACGCATTCATCCTCAAGCAGCGAACCAAGCCTGCCTTCGACTTCAACCCGACCGCCGAGAACATGGCCAAGTACCTTTACGACTTCGCCAAGACGCTGTACCCCGAGGTCGTCGCAGTAGGGGTAAGCGAGACACCGAAGACCTGGGCATACTATTCACCAAACACGCTGACCATTACTGATCTAGAACATGCATTCGATGCTCTGCCAGAACCTGTCCGCACTGATGTTAGAGCCGCGCTGAGGAGGCACTAATGACCGATGACATGTCCATTACACTCGAGGAGGCACTACCCGAGGAGCTCTTCCGGGCATTCCTGACCAAGGTCTGTCCCGAAATCTACGATCCGTACAGTGAGCACTTCGCCGACACCCCGAGGCGCTTCACTCAGATGGTCCAGGAACTCACCAACGGGGACGAGACAAGTTGGCGGTTCACAACCTTCAAGTCCGACTCGCGTGAGATGGTGATCAACAAGAACATCAAGTTCGTATCACTCTGCGCGCACCACGTCGCTCCCTTCACTGGAGTGGCTCACATCGGCTACATCCCTGACGGTCAGGTCGCAGGCCTATCGAAGTTCGCCCGCTACGTGCAAGCGGCTGCGCATACACTGACCAGTCAGGAAGACCTGACCACAACGTTGGCAGACCAACTCACAGACATCCTGAACCCAACTGGCCTCGCTGTCGTTATGGAAGCGACTCACTCATGTATGACCAATCGTGGTGCACTCGCTCACGGGACCGAGACAACCACATCGGCCATGCGTGGCGTGTTCCTTCATAACACGCGAGGATCCAAGACGGAGTTCTTCCAGCTGCTGAGAGGACTCTCATGAGTCGACACTATCAAGTGACACGCGGCGAAGTAGCCCATCGCAAGATGCACCCTAAGAAGCGTTCCGAGAAGTGGGAGGAAGCAAGAGCAAAGCGCCGAGCTAAGCGCCAACGCCTTCCTGAGCAACCTCGCAATGAGGAAGGCTATATCGTCAAGGAAGTAGTCATCGGCAGCACAGTCACGAAAGTACTTCACGATCCCGGCGAGATCGATCGCGAACTGTACCTACGTCAACGACGTCAACGAGCAAAGGAAAGTTGGGAGGCCCCAGATGCCTGACGGACTCTTTCCTACACACAGTGAGGCACAGAACAAGCCCAGCAAGGAAGACACCGAGACTGTGACGCTCAGCCACAAGGACCCGTTCGAGAACGCCATCCTCAAGATCCTGGCGACGGCTGAGCGGAAGCGAGCGGACTACGCCAGCAGGGATATGCCATTCAGCAACTTCGAGTTCACGGCAATGTACTTCGGTCTCAGGCGGTATCAGTCAGCCGACTTCAACGAGCTACAGAAGCTTGCTCGCCTCCGTGAACTGAATCAACCGAATCGCGAACCGACAAACGAGCCGGTCGAAGACTCGTATCTCGACAAGGCAGTCTTCGCGGTCCTGGCCTACGCGATGTATCTAGGCGAGTTCGGAGGCGGCTGATGGAGCTCGCCCTTATACCCCCCAGCAGTATGATGTACTACGCAGGGCAGTTCAAGTACCAGATGATGCTGCCCTCGCCCCAGAACATCAACTACCTACAGTTCTACCTCCACGCAGGTCCGAATCACAACTACTACGTGATACTCGACAACGGCGTGTGGGAGAACGATGCGCTGACATCCTCACAGCTGCTCGCCAAGGCGTGGAGGTTCAAGGTACAGGAGATCGTGCTGCCTGACGTCTTGAACAACCCTGATGAGACTCTCGACAGGATGCGTAAGTTCCTCAAGGTCTGGGACCAGTTCACGCACATCCAAGGTCAGGTACAGGCTACCTGGTCACCGACGTTCATGGCAGTCGCTCACGGTGACACCCTCGAGAAGGCGGCCAGGTTCATCGATCACGTAGCGGATAAGATGCCGATCGTTAAGACCATCGCCGCGGGCAGAGCCTTCTCTAGAGCCTGTCGCGATGATCAGGCCAGAGCAAAACTGGCTATGTGGGTAGCCGATGAGTTCCCTGACCGGTTCGAGTTTCACATGCTCGGCTACAACGACGCATGGAGCGGCGAGATCGGATCCTGTAAGGGAGTAGTACGCAGCCTCGACACCTGCGCGCCGTTCACAGCGGCCCACTACGGCAAGGGTATGAAGGACATCATCGAGCACAACACGCCGAGGCCGCCGAACTACTTCGACATGAAGGAGGACGACTTCGACCTCGACCTGCTCGGTCAGAACGTCAGGCGCCTCAGGGAGTCGATGCGGCTGAATCAAGGACATCAAGTAGGACTCCGGGATGTGTCTCCAACATGGCCTCCGGCGACTCACTAGCAAGACCTAACAGACATCCACTGGCTAACTGTCAGGCCTGTCCGTTGTTTGATGACGACTTCGGCTACGTTCCGTCCTACGGGCCGAAGCAAGCCGAGGTCGCCATCATCGGACAGAATCCTGGTCAGAACGAAATCAGACATGGAAGGCCCTTCATCGGAGCCTCCGGTCGCCTGCTTGACCAGGTCCTGAAGTACTACAACATCGACCGCAGCAAGCTGTTCATTACAAACGCATGCCTATGTGTGCACCGAAGGGAGAACATCAAGCCTCCGGCAACAGCAGTACAGGCATGTAGGCCAAGGCTCATAGCCGAGCTTAAGGAGCACGGAGTCAAGAAGATCCTCGCTCTCGGCAACGTTCCTGCTCAAGGGCTTCTCCGTACCAAGGATAGCATCACACGCCTCAGGGTAGGTACGTATCGTGAGATTCAGGAGCTCCCTGCCGTACAGGTCTTCAGTTCATACCACCCAGCCGCATGCTTGAGGAACGCTTCATTCTTCCCCAGCATGGCCAATGACTTCGGCAAGCTCGTACTGCCACCTCCACCCTGGAAGGAGCCAGGTTATGTTGTCTGGGAGGATCCCCTCACTGCGATTCGAGGTCTTCGTGAGATGGAACGGCGGGGGATTCGTACTGTTGCTCTTGACATCGAAACGTCCGTTCCTGGAGATAAGGACACATCATTCGACCATCCTTACCGATACCGGCTTCTCTGTATCGGTCTCGCTTATGCCCCCGACAAAGCCATCGTCATAGGCAAGACCGCCTGCCGGAGTGATGCCGTACTCGAAGTCCTGAGACTGTACCTACGACACTGCAAAATCATCTGCCAGAACGGTAAGTTCGACAAGCAAGGGACGCATAAGAAGGTCCCGTTCGTGTTTCACCGTGACACGATGTTGCAAAGTTACATACTGGACGAGAGGCCAGGCCATCATGGACTCAAGCAACAACTCGAGGAGAAGCTCGGATACCCAAGGTACGCCGACGAGATCAAGCAGTACCTCGGGACAGGAAAGGCCAAATCTTTTGCTAACATTCCACTGCCTGTGCTTTATAAGTACAACGCGTTTGATACGTGCGGTACGTTCGCCCTCGATGAGCATAATACGGCCCTCATGGAGTCAGATAACTTCGCCGATCCTGTACGCCCGCGAGCTGACGGTGAACGTTGGGGACTGGTTCGCCTGCACGACTTCATGGTCGAGACTGCGAACAACCTCGCCTTCACTGAACTCAACGGCATGGGAGTCGACCTCGCGTACAACTCCCAACTGATCCGAGAGTACGACGCCGAGATCATTCGCCTCGAACGAAAGATGTTCAAGATCATCGGTTCGGAATTCAACCCACGCTCGCCGCTACAGTTGAAGGACGTCTTTCATGAGCTCGGCGTACCGTTGCCTCTGGTGCGGCGTCCGAACGGGACGAGGTCAGAAACAACAGATGCAGATACTCTGCAAGACCTGCTTGCGGAGTACCGAGACCTCCGGCGTCGTGGCCAGCACTTGGTGGCGCATGTTGTCGATGGCGAATTCGCTGTCGGTACGGTCACTAAGGAAGTTGCATTTCTTGAAACGCTACTGGATCATCGCAAGGCTGTCAAGTATAATGGAACGTATGCACGAGGACTAAGGAAGCACGTTTGGAAAGGCCGAGTATTCCCAACTGTGATGATTCATACTACAGTCACAGGGAGGACTTCACAGAAGCGACCTTCGCTACAGGTTATACCAAGACGCGACAAACTGAAGCGGCAATTCAAGGTCGTCAAACCCGAACATATCCTAGGAGAGTTCGACTATGGACAAATCGAGCTCCGAGTCCTCACCTGGCTCGCCCAAGAAGAATACTTCCGTGAAATCTTCTCTGACTCAACTCGAGACCTCTTCAAGGAACTTGAACCGACCATCAAACCGACGCGATCTGGCCGTCCGATTGAAAATCCTAAAGACGTCCGCAACATCGTCAAGTGCTACGTCTATGGCCTTGCGTACGGCCGTGAAGCTAAATCGATCGCTGACGAGTTTGACATCAGCGTTCAAGAGGCTCAACGAGGCCTTTCTAACTTCTTCCGAGTCATTCCAAACATTGTCAAGTTCCGTGAAGAAGTCAAGTGGCAAGCAACCAACGGAGAGGACCTCGTCACCCCCTTCGGAAGACGACGCAGGTTCTGGCTAATCACGGACGAGAACAAGAAGGAAGTACAGAATGAGGCTTGTGCTTTCTACCCCCAGTCCATTGCAAGCGACATTTGTATTCAGGCCTTCAATTGGCTACGGCCGAAGCTCAAGGGGCGAGCTTGGTGTCGCAATCTTGTACACGATGCACTGTTCTGGGAGTTCCACCAGGATGACCTGGAATTTGTTTGTACCACGGTCCGCGATACCATGGTCGCTTCTGCCGAAGCGGTCATGGGAGATTACGTTCCAATCAAGGTCGGAGTAGACCTAGGACGCAACTGGGGGGACATGTGCAAGTACGAAGAGTGGATCGAAGGAGTACGTCCCTATCCAACCGCAGTCGAACTATGGAGGCCTGAGTGGCAGACACCGAAGAACCTATTGGAAGCTACCGGATCGCCCTCGACATCATGGACGAGGATACAGAAGTCAACGTCATTGTCGGCGATATAGTCGGCAACTTCGAGGAGTACCTCGACGCCTGTACGACCATCTGGTACAGGCTACAGAAGATCAAGTCACGAAGGGCAAAGGAATCCACATGACCGAAGATCTCATTGTCTGGGCGTCGGCGGACCCCAGGTACAAGACCGGGTATGGACGACAGACTGCGATCTGGACAAGCACGCTACGTGACGAAGGATGGAACATCGAGATCGCCTCCATGGGCGGCCTCAAGGGAACGCCTTCTGAGTGGAACGGCATCAAGGTCTGGCCAGTCTCGAACTTCTTCGACTTGGCCGAGCTCTACTACCGACGCGGAGCCAAACTCCTGATCGGCCTCCGTGATGTGTGGAACATCGACTCCGGCGTTTATAGCGACGCCAACCTTCGGTCTGCCTTCTGGACGCCGATCGACTGCGACCCAATGTCGATAGCGGACATGCTTCACCTCCGCAACGCTAGAGCTACACCGATCGCGATGTCAAGGTTCGGAGCCCGTATGCTCCGCAAGGCAGGCTTCGAGCACTTCCAGTACGTCCCGCACGGTATCGACACCGGGTACTGGATGCCGTCGGAGGATCCTGAAGGGGCGAGGATAAAGGCGAACATACCGTCCAATGTCTTCGTCATCGGCATCAACGCTACGAACACTGACCAGCTGCGCAAGGGCTGGTACGAGCAGCTCGAGGCGTTCTCGATCTTCCACAAGGCGCACCCTGACTCTGCACTCCTGGTCCACACACTGCTACAGGACGAAGGCGCCAACCTCGAGTACATGATGAACGTACTCGGCATCGAGGACGCAGTCGGCGCGTGTGATCAGTGGATGTACAAGCAGGGTCTCATCAGCGATCCAATCCTGAGGGAGTGGTATCGTACGTGTCATATCCTGTCGAACTGTAGCTGGGGCGAGGGATTCGGCATCCCCATCATCGAGGCGCAGTCGTGCGGGCTGCCCGTCGTGGTTACTGACTTCTCATCCATGTCCGAGCTCGCTGAGGGCGGTTGGAGAGTGCCCGGCGAGCTGAAGTGGAACGCAACACATTCAGGGCGCTGGCTCGCACCTTCCATTCCCGAGATCGCTGATGCCTATGAAGAGGCATACCAGATGTGGAAGGGCGACCGATCGCGCTGGGACACCTACTGCCAGCAGGTACGCAGATTCGCAGGCCGATACGACATCGAGATCGTATACAAGCGTCACTGGCGTCCCGCCCTGCAGGCGATCTTCAAGGGCCGTACGATCATCGTCCAGTCCGCAGGTCTGGGCTGGAAGGTCGACATCGACACGGTTAACAACGACGCCATCGGTCCCGATCACGAGCAGTGGATCGAGCAAGCAATCCTGAGTGCCATTCCCAAGGACGGAGTCTTCCTCGACGTCGGAACACACGTCGGTCACTACTCGCTCAGGGCATCCCTAATCGCCAGCAAGGTCATCTCGATCGAGCCCAACCCTGAATCGCTCAAGCGCCTCAAGGAGAACATCGAACTGAACGACATCTACAACATCACCGTTCATGAGATAGCTGCCTGGGATGAAGGAGCTCGCCTTGGAATGGTCAGTCCTAACGATGCCATCCGCGATGGGTCGATGCGTATCCGTCAGGTACTTGAGGACCGCCAGGCAGGGTGGATGGTCGACGGCAGGCCGCTCGACAATGTTCTCAAGGACGAACCTCGCATCGACGTGATCAAGCTCGACGTGGAAGGGTCTGACCTCCATGCCCTGAGAGGCATGCAGCAGCTGATCGCCACTCACAGACCGCTCATGTATGTCGAAGACCACTCCGTCTACGGGTACTACAAGCGGGAGGACCTTGACGCCCTTCTGGAAGCGCTCAACTACGACGTGACTGACGCGTCCTCCTTCGGCGGTGGCAACTTCCTGATCTGTAGGCCGCGATGACAGATCCGTCAGCACTTCCTCCAGGCGCATACGGCATCCCGCAGCGGTACACTCGCCCGCCAGCAAGGCCTGTACATACCCAACAGTCCTTCCCACGCCCTCGGTGGGTCATGTGTGGAGTCGACAATCCTGACAACGATCATCCCTGTCGCCTCATCGCATCCAACACGCTCACGCTTGCCGAGCTCATGGCGGAGTACGAGTACGCCGATCTCGTCGACCCATCGCACATCATGTATCAGGCTGTCATGACTCACTATACGCTGACGCTCACAACACGGATGCGTAACATGATCGTCATCGACGGGCCCGACTGGAAGTCCTGCTTCAACGAGCTGTTTCGTAAATGGTCACCTACTGAGCCGCTAGGAGAAATCGAACGGTGAAACTACTCGGCATCGACCCAGGGGGCGAGACCGGTTGGGCTGATTGGCTCAAGCCAGGCGGATTCGAGCATTGGGGCCAGTTTGGTCCTGGAGACCATCACGGTGAGCTATGGCAGCTGCTCTGTACGGCCGATGCAGATGTCATCATCTGTGAGTCCTTCGAGCATCACAAAGCCAATGAGGCAACAGAACTGATCTCGCTAGAGTACATAGGCATCGTGAAGACGTTCGCCATCGTCTCCAATACGCGACTAGTCATGCAACAGGCAGCCAAAAAGGACTGGGCAGATGACGGCAAGCTTCACCGGTTCGGTCTCTACCATACTCGTGCTACACGGCACGCCGGTGATGCGCGTAGGCATCTATTGCATTTCCTCGCGCACAACCCGTACATCGACAAGGAGCTCCGAGTCGAGACGCTTAGGCAGTTGAAGACCTGAGCCCGGAAGCTGAGGGCGGACGGCTCGGCGGACCGGGCTCAGGCG